GGCCCAGTAACAGGGTTACTTGATAAGTTTATTGAGGACAAAGACCAGAAGAATGCTTTGGCTCATGAGATTGCTACCATGTCTGAGCGTCATGCTCAAGAGTTAGCTAAAGGTCAGCTAGAAGTAAACAAAGTAGAGGCAGGACACTCTAGTTTATTTGTTTCTGGATGGCGACCCTTCATTGGCTGGACATGTGGATTAGGCATGTTCGGTAACTTTATCACAATTCCGTTTTCTAACTTTGTATTGGCTCTAGCAGAAGTAGACATTGTTATACCTCTAGTACCACTAGAAACTATGATGCCTGTCCTTATGGGTATGTTAGGTTTAGGTGCAATGCGTTCATTTGAAAAGACTAGGAAATAAGTAGCTGATGTCTCTAAATCTTGATTTTAGTAATTTAGATGTTGACTTGTCGGGTCTAGGTGACTTTAGTTTAGACTTGTCTAGCTTGTCTCCTCTTTTACAGGACACTACTTCTGCTCCTAGTCCACTAGATATACGTAAGGCAGAGATTGCTGCTGAAGTAGCTGCTAAAGCAGCACAACAACCTGTACAATCTGTAGGGCAAACTGCTGACTTGTCTGGTTACTATGATGCACTACGTCAAGGAACTACAGTATCTGATATAGATACAGTGGGTGAAAGCTACGACCAAGCACTTAACGAAACTTTAGCAGCCCAAGGTATTGTAGACACAGACTATGCAGAAGGCGGTGCTGTAGCAGTAGCCAAACCAACTGTTGATGCTTTTACTGCTCCTGACTATGCTCCTAGAGAGTTAGGTGAATTCCAAGGTAATCTTTCTGCACACACGTCAAGTTCTTTAGATCAGATCAAAGAGTTCCAAGCTCGCCTTGAGCCTCTGATGGCTCCAGAGATGGCACGTTTGCAGACACAGGAACAGTTAGACTACAAAGACGCTGTTGAGCAGGCGTATCTACAGAACCCTGAGATTCAAGCACTGTACAACGAGTACGATGTTAAGCCTTTCAGAGCTACTGAAGATGGCTCTATTTACCTATATGACCCGTTTACTTTTGGTGAGATTAGAACACTAGAAGTAAAAGACAATGATCTAAAGAACGCTATAAAAGCAGTTACGCAGATTGGCGTAAGTATTCTTACAGGTGGTGCGTTGGGTGCCACACAGGCTGCTGCTGGCGTAGGTCTTGCAGGTCAGGCAGCATCTCAAGCTGCTTTAGCAGGGTTTACTACGGCTGCGTATGGTGGAGACCAAGACGATATTCTTAACTCTGTGTTAATAGCCGGGGGTACTACTCTACTTAAAGGTGCTGTTGATAAAGTTAAGGAAGGTGTAGAGAACGTAGCTGAAGAAGCTCTACAGACTGTTAGTCCAGAACTGAGTGTTGAGTTACCAGAGATAGTTCCTGCTGATGTTGCGGAAGCTGCCATAGCTGAAGGGGCTGCTCAATATGTCCCTACCGCAGAAGATTTTGCTAGAGACTATGTTATTGATAAGGGCCAAGCTGCTTATGATGCATTGTCTAATACAGCTTTTAAGGACGCAATGCTTGAGTACAGCAAGCCCTTACACGATCAGTTTTTTAGTGCTTTAGCTGATGACTCCGGTTTTCTAGTTACTCCTCCTTCAACTGTTCAAGGACTATTCGGTAATCTAGCACCACGAGGCGAGCGCCCACCTTTGAATATAGATCCGTCGCAGCTTAGAACAGGAACAGTTACAGAGGCATATGACGCTGCTGGTAATTTAATAGTAGACCCTACGCCAAGAACATTAGATCCGGGTGTATCTAGGGCAGATACTCTTCCTCCTCAAGAAACTCCTGCTTTTGAGTTAGAAAGAAACGTGTTTGAGTTTGAAGAACCTCGTCAGACATACACCACAAACATTGAAAATGTAAGTGACCCAAGACCTGTAGTTGACCAGAGTTACTTACAGGTTGAGCAAGCTCCTTCAGGAGGAGGCGGTGGAGCAGCAGGAGGCGCTGGTTTAGCAGGAGGCGCTACAACAACTACTTCTGGTTCAGTAAGTGTAACGCCCACTATTGACTACACTGCACCGGGAGCAGTTACATCAAGTTTATTTTCAGATGTTATAGCCCCCGCTGCTACCGCTGCTTCTACTGTTACACAGACATCCCCAATAACTCCAGTAGCTACTACTGCTCCTGTTACAGAAGAAACGCAGACAACTACTACAGAGCCTACAAGTATCCTTGAAGATACTACTGCTGATACTACTACTGCTCCTGTTACAACAGGTGGAGGATTAACAGGTGGCGTTGAAGACCCTATAAGCACTGGAGGTGCTGAAGGTACTGGTGCTGAAGGTGGTGCTAGTGGTGGTGCGGATGACGGCAGTGGCACTGACGGTGTTGTTGCTTCTGGTCAAGAAGGCGGTGATGACGTTGCTGGAGACGGCACTACTGCCGGTGGAGGCGCTGGTGATACTGGTGACGCTGAAGGTGCAGGAGAAGGCGAAGGCACAGGAGAAGGCACTGGTACAGGAGAAGGCACTGGTGACGGTGATGGCTCAGGAGATGGGACAGGTAGAGGCTCAGGAGCAGGAGGGTTAGGTATTGGTGGAGCAGGGGGTATTGGGACATCTATGTTCTCAGACTATCTTTACGGTTTCCAGCGTCCTCAAATTTTAGAGTTAGCTCCAATGTTTGATCCTTACCAAGCTCCTGCAATACAAGGTTTATTTAGAGGAATCAGATGAGTACCACATATTTGAATATAGTCAACGAGGTACTACGTAGGCTACGGGAAGAAGAAGTATCCAGTGTAACACAGAACACCTACAGTAGAATGGTAAGTGACTTTGTTAACGATGCCAAGCAAGTAGTGGAAGACTCACATGATTGGTCTGCACTACGGACAACTATTGTAGTTCCTACTGTAGCAGACACTACAGAGTACAGCCTAACTAATGCTGGAGAGCGTGTGAAGGTGTACAGTGTCATCAACGACACCTCTAACTTTTTTATGCGTTATGAGTCACCTAACTGGTTTAACAACGCTTACTACATCTCCGGTGAAGTCACAGGCACTCCTGACTCATATACCTTTAGTGGGGTTGATACTGCCGGTGATACTAAAGTAAGAGTGTACCCTAAGCCATCAGGTGTATTTAACATGCGCTTTGACCTGATTGCTAGGGAAGCTGAACTGTCTGGAGATGCAGATACTACAGTGTTACCTAAGAATGCTATTGTCCACAACGCTGTAGCTTTGTTGGCTAGAGAGCGTGGTGAAACTGGTGGCACTACAGCACAAGATTACTTCTTGATTGCTGACAAGCACTTGTCTGATGCCATTGCATTGGATGCTTACAAGAACCCTGAAGAATTTATTTACACGGTTCCATAATGGCTCAAGAAAGACAGAACATATACATTGCTGCTCCCGGTTTTAAGGGACTCAATACACAAGATGCTCCTGTTGCTCAGGATGCGTCCTTTGCGTCTATTGCTGAAAACATGGTAGTAGACAAGTACGGACGTATTGGCGCTAGACAGGGCTTAGATAAGCTCACAAGCAGCGCTACGCCACTAGGGTCTAGCCTCGGCATTGAGACTATCTTTGAGTTTGTAGATCAAAGCGGTGACATTGTAGTATTTTCTACTGGTAACAGTAAAGTGTTTACTGGTACAACTACATTAACTGATGTTACTCCCGGCAGCTACACAGTCAGTGCAAACAACTGGAAGATTATAAACTTTAACAATCATGCTTATTTCTTTCAACGTGGACAAGAGCCTCTTATCTACACTGATGAGTCTGGCAGTGGCGTATTAGAGAAGTTTAGTGACCATAGCCATGCTACAGGTACACCACCGCAAGCCAATGAAGCTCTAGCAGCTTTTGGTCGTGTGTGGGCTGCTGACGTTACTGGTAACAAGCACACGTTGTACTGGTCTGACTTATTGTCTGGACATACGTGGTCAGGGGGTTCTTCAGGTTCTTTAGACGTTACAACTGTATGGCCTACAGGACACGATGAGATTGTAGCCTTAGCAGAGTTTAACGACTTTTTAGTTATCTTTGGTAAGCGTAGTATTCTATTGTACTCTGGTGCAAGCTCACCATCTAGTATGGTACTAGCAGACGCTATTACAAACATTGGCTGTATTGCTAGGGATACAGTGCAGTCTACAGGCACAGACTTGATCTTCCTGTCCGACACTGGTGTACGTAGCTTAGGCAGAGTTATACAAGAGAAGTCTAATCCTATTGGTGACGTATCTAAGAATGTACGTGACGAGATGATGTTCACTGTCAACACGCAGACTAACAACATTAAGTCTGTTTACAGTCCAGAGCATTCTTTTTACCTGCTGTTCTTGCCCACAAGCTCTATTGTTTACTGTTTTGATATGCGAGGTAAACTAGAGGACGGTAGTAACCGTGTGACTACATGGCCTAGCACTAAGATTTTATGTGGTAATAGAGCAGCAGACGGTACACTGTACTTAGGGTCTGTCAAAGGTATCAATAAGTACAACGGATATTTAGATGACACTGATACCTACACAATGCGTTACTACACTAACCCGTTGTCTTTTGGTGACGCTAGTAGACTGAAGATTCTAAAAGAGATTAACTTTACAGTTATTGGTGGTCAAGGCGCACCAGTAACAGTTAACTGGGGATATAACTACACTGAAGGATACACAAAGCAAGCTGTAACTGTAGCCAACGCTAGTATCGCTGAGTACGGATTATCTGAGTACAACGTAAGCACATCAGAATACAGTGCTACAATTATTATTGACACAGCTAAAGCTAAAGCAACCGGATCTGGCAGAGTAGCCACTATTGGTTTGGACTGTACAATTAACGAAAGATCACTGTCCATACAAGAAGTAAACATTGAAGCACTTATAGGTAGATTAATCTAATGACGAACTATACGAAAACTACTGACTTTGCAGCAAAGGATTCTCTACCTTCAGGTAACGCTGCTAAGATTGTAAAAGGCTCTGAGATTGATACAGAGTTTAATAACATTGCAACTGCATCAGCAACTAAAGCAAACGCTAATGATGCTGTCTTAACTGGTACAACTACTGCTCAGACACTAGACATCTCAGGTAATGTTGATGTTGATGGTACTCTGGAAACTGACGCACTTTCTATTAATGGAGTTACAGTAACAAGTACTGCTGCTGAACTAAATATTTTAGATGGCGTAACGTCTACCGCAGCAGAGTTAAACATCTTAGATGGTGTCACTAGCACAACAGCAGAGTTAAACATCTTAGATGGTGTCACTAGCACAACAGCAGAGCTTAACATCCTAGACGGTGTCACTAGCACAACAGCAGAGCTTAACATCCTAGACGGTGTCACAAGTACTGCTGCTGAGTTAAACATCCTAGACGGTGTTACTGCTACCACAGCAGAACTAAACTACGTCGATGGTGTTACATCTAATGTACAGACGCAGTTAAATACTAAAGCTCCTCTTGCTAGCCCTACGTTTACAGGCACAGTAACTGCTGCTGGATTGACTGTTAGCAACTCTAGTTTGCAAGTGAAGCTAGAGGAATTAGATGGCACAAACAATCCCAGACTTGTTACTTACTTTGACTCAAGCGGAACGCATTTGCAGCACACTTGGAGTTCTGGGGCTGATAGTTTATTTCTTGAGTATGGGGGTTCAGAAGGCTCCGGCACTAAAGCACTTGGTATTCAAGGCGGAGACATCAGCTTCTACGAAGACACAGGCACAACGCCCAAGTTGTTCTGGGATGCTTCTGCGGAGCGTTTGGGTATTGGCACTGTCTCACCATACTCTGCATTAACCGTTGACACCGCTAACGGCATTTTGAACATTGCTAACGGCAACACGTCTGGTGGAACAAAAATACAGGCGTGGGCTGCGACCCCAGCTAATGGCTATTTAGCGATTGAAGGCTACGACAAAGAATACATGCGTATTGATGCGTCAGGCAATGTTGGTATTGGCAATACGAATCCTAGTGACTTTTTTGCAACAGCGGACAACTTAGTTTTAGGTGGTGGATCAGGCTCAAATGGCATGACCATCTACTCTGGAACTGGGAACTTTGGAAACATTTACTTTGCTGATGGCACTTCTGGCAATGCAGAGTACAGGGGCTATATAGCATACGACCATTCAGGCGACTCTTTAAGAATAGCTACGGCAGCCTCCGAGGCTATGCGTATTGATTCATCAGGCAATGTCTCTGTCTCTTCTTCTGCTGGTTTAATTGAGAACGCTGTTGGCGTGTTTATGCTTCCTGCGGGAGAACTGCGGGTTAAGGATAGCACTGAAGACGGAACAGCCCAGATCAGCACTTACAACAACAATGTTACCTCTGACGCAGAGCAGTTTTTCGTAGGTAACAACTTAGCTGACGTAGACATAGGCAATAAAAGAGGTGGGTTAAAGTTTTTTGCAAACTCTGCTACAGAACGCATGCGTATCGATACGTCAGGCAACTTGCTGGTGGGGACTACGGCAGGTAGTTTTGGTGCAAGAATTACTGCCCAAAGCACAAGTTCATATACTTTTGAATCCAGAAGAACAGGCACAGGGTCACAAGGCCATGTTGTTTTTAGAAATGCAAACGGTGCAGTTGGTACGATTTTCACTAATGGTTCCTCAACAAGTTACAACACATCATCAGACCAACGCCTCAAAGACAACATTGCAGACGCACCTTCTGCTTCTGATGACATTGATGCTATTCAAGTTCGTTCGTTCGATTGGAAGGCTGATGGGTCACACCAGAAGTACGGCATGGTTGCTCAGGAGCTACAAAGCGTTGCACCAGAAGCAGTCACTGGCGACGCTGACTCAGATGAAATGATGGCTGTGGACTACTCAAAGCTAGTCCCAATGCTTGTTAAAGAAATACAAACACTACGCAACAGAGTTGCACAACTGGAGAACAACTAATGGCTACATGGACTATCGCACAACTTGAACGCAACACTGCTGACGGTGGTGTAACTGTTGCACACTGGAGAGTATCTGAAGTAGATGGAGACTACTCTGCATCTTCCTATGGCACTGTAGGCTTTACACCTGACGCATCCGCTGATGGGTTTATTGCTTATGGTGTACTTGTCGAGGACACAGTACTTGGCTGGGTGTGGGAGCAGTTAGACAAAGATACAATTGAAGCATCACTGATAGCTAACATTAACGAGCAAAAGAATCCTACAACTGCTGATGGAGTACCTTGGTAATGCCATACGTAATTGAAGCTTTCAACATTGTTACTGCTTTAGTTGCTCTAGCGTCAGCTATTGCAGCAGTAACTGAAACACCTAAAGATGATGAGCTAGTAGCTAAGGCATATAAGATACTAGACATGATTGCACTAAACGTAGGTAAGGCTAAAGACTGATGAAGCAAGATCAGACGCAAACACTTGACTTAGCTTTAGAAGCACTAGAGAAGATAGCTCAACATGAGAAAGAATGTGGTGAGCGTTGGGGTGAAGCTACTGCTGAACTTCGACAGCTTAAAGAACTAGCTTCTGCCCATGCGTTGAAGTGGGAGCGTCTGGCTTGGCTTGTTGTTACTGTTGTGGTAACAGGTGCAGCCTCCGTGATAACAACAGTATTGACATAGAGAGAATATATAATGACAACACAATTAGCGCCTACAGCGCAAAATTATATGAATGCTGTTTCTGGTTTTGGAGCAGCAGGCTCTGGTAGCTCAGGAGGACTTGGAGGTCTTCTAGGTAACTTCTTTACAGGGGGCGCTGCTGACTCACTTCTTGGTGCAGGCTTAGGCTATAATCTTTTTAATGAGTTGAGTTCTTTAGGCAGAACTGCACAGGAAGAATCACTTAACATAGGAGAGAGAGCTAGAGCAGATACTGCCTTTAGACCCTTTACTGTCTCTACTGGCTTTGGTGGTGTCCAGGCAACACCTGAAGGTGGGTTTACTACTACACTATCTCCTGCTATGGCTGCACAGCAACAAGCATTACAAGGTATTACAAGTGGTTTGCTTGGTGGCATGGGTGGCATGGGTGCTGATTACGCCCGACAGCCCGGAGACCCCGGATATTTCACTGGTGGGCCAGTAAGACCGAGAAACTTATCGCAGCCGCTCGTAGAACAACCTATGTTTGGCGTAGAACAACCTATGTCTACATCTACAGGAGGTTTTGGTGTAGGTATACCAGATGTATCAGGTATCCAAGAACAGGCTCTAGGAGGCGTTGGTGGCTTTCTAACGGGTGCTACAGCACCTATGGCACAGAGAGAAGCTGATGTCTATGAACGCATTAGAGCTACTCAACGCCCTGAAGAACAACGTCAACAGCTTGCACTGGAAGAACGCCTAGCTGCACAAGGGCGCACAGGTCTACGTACAGCACAGTTTGGTGGTTCTCCTGAGCAGTTTGCTTTAGCACAAGCACAGGAAGAAGCTAAGGCTATAGCATCTCTAGGTGCGCTAGGACAAGCACAAGCAGAGCAGTTGCAACAGATGGGACTTGCTGAAAGCATGTTTGGTCTTGGCGGTAAAGCAGCAGGGTTGCCACAAGCACTACAAGCAGGACAGTTGCAAAACATTGGTCTTGCACAAGCTGCACAGTATCTACCTGAACAACAGTTACTTACTGCATTAAGTCCTGCTATTAACCTTGCTAACATTGCAGGCACAGGACAACGTGAAGGTGCAGGTCTACGCGCTGAATCAGCAATGACAGGACTAGAAGGACGTATAGCTGCTGAGAAAACTAGAACTGAAGGTCTTGCAGGTCTCTACACTGCGCTATTAGGCGCTCAAGGTAACATAGGTGCTGCCGCTGCTGGAGGAGCTACAGGCTCTGGTGGTTTGTTATCTGCACTTGCAAATTTATTTTAAGGAGTAAGTAATGGCTAGACTAGGAGGCAATTTAGCAGGGTTATTTACTAATAATCCTATAAACGCTGTAAGTGCAACAGGTCAACCGTTAATTGGCGGAAGTCAGGCTACAAACCTATTGGCAAGAAGTGTTGGTGGTTTGCTTGGAAGAGACTTGAGGACTCCGCAGGAGAAAGAGCAGCAGTTAATAGAGCAGCAAAGACAGCGTTTGTCTCAGCTAGATCCTAATGATCCCGAAGCTATAGCTGAACTAATTAAAGCATACGCTGTTACTGATCCAGCAAGAGCTATACAGTTAGCTACCGCAGAAAGACAAAGATTAGCTGCTGAAAGCAAAACTCAAGAAGAAAAAGCTCTTAAAGGTAAACAGGAAGAAGGACGTTCTTTAATCTTTGATGTTCTTATGACTGCTGATGATGTTACAACTTCAGATGTTCGCAGGACTGTGGCTGATTTAGCCCAAGGTTATCAAGTACCTGCTTCAGTTATCTCTTCTTTGTATGGGGCTGCTGATAAAGGAAGGAAAGACAAAGAAGAAGCAAAGAAAGGCAAGTACACTGAAGGATCTTCTTATCAAGTTTCAGATGAAAACGGCGACATTTGGAATGTTCAGCTAATGAATCCTAAAGAAGAAGGTCAAGAAATTAAGCGTATCTACACACAAATTGCAGGTAATGAGCAAGATGAAGATGGCAATGTAAAAACTTCGCCTTCTGGGACTACTTCTTTAGCTTCAACTGTAGGGGAAACTCCAGACGAAAAATCAAAAAGGTTAGCTAAACAGAAAGGGGACGAAAGAAAAGTACAGCTTTGGGTAGAACAACAAGCACTAGCTAGAAACAGTGTAGAATCTTCTTTAGACACTCTAAGATTAGCAGACGAAATGATTAATCTTCTTTCTGTAGGTGTGGAAAGTACAGGAGGCATCGCTAACGCCGCTAAAGATTTTATTATTAGTCAGTTTCCTGGCTTAACTACTCAAGAGTTTGTAAATAAAGCTATGATTACAAACATGGCAGGTAGAAGGGTGTTAGAAAATATATCAGCGTTAGGAGCTAATCCTTCTGAAGGGGAAAGAGAGTTTATAAGATCCCTTGAAGCTGATTTAGTAAATAATCCTAAAGCCGTTAACTTGGCTATATTACAGCAAGCTAGACAGGTTTTGAAAAATCAACTAGCAAGAAATAGATATAAACTAACAGCAACTCAGTCAGAATATGAAGCTGCTCTTCAAGAAGGAGGCTTGTTAGACTTTGGTTTTGCTAATCCATACTCTAAAGGTAAAGAAGAAAGTATACCTACGTTAGAAGAATGGGCAGCGAGCAAAAAAGAAGATAAGCCTAGAAGACAAAATGTTAACCCGAGGGGAAGATAATGCCTACAGTTCTTTTACCTAATGGAAACGAAGTAACTTTCCCTGAAGGAACTTCTGAAGAGATGGTTAGGGAGTATGCTATTGATGTAGGTCTTGCTTCTCCTGAAGACTTTGACCAAGGCTTTAGCATAACTCAGTTTCTAAAAGAAAACCTAGATATACCTTTAGGCTTAGGAGGCGCAGCCGGTGGTGCAGCTTTAGGCGCTACTCTTGGTTCTGCTGTTCCTGTAGTAGGCACAGCCGTAGGCGGTATTGTAGGCTCTGTCATAGGTGGAGCTTTAGGCACAGGCACAGGGTCTTTACTTTCTGATGTTGTTAATGAAGAAGACTTAGACTACGCACAAGCAATGTTAGATGCTGGTCTTTCTGTCGGTATTGATATTTTAACTTTAGGCTTAGGTAGTAAACTAAAAGGCATGGTAGCTACTGCTAAAGCTATGGGATACGCCCCGGAAGAAGCTGCTAACATTATTGCAAAACAAGCACAGGAAGGCGCAGCAGAAGGTTCTCCAGAGTCTTTAGCAGCTACACAGAAGTTTTTAAGTGAAAGAGGAGCTACTTTATTACCTACACAGACAGGTAAAGCTAGTGAAGTAACGCAGCAGATGGAAGCCCTAGCTCAGTTTGGTGTTCTTTCACAGTCGCAGTTAGAAAGGAACACAGAAAAAGTAGCGGGGGCTGTGCAAGACTCTTTAACTTCTTTACTCAATAGAGAAGGCGAAGACTTATTCACTACTCCTCAAGAGTTAGGTGAGAATATGATAGCTGTCCTAGACTCTGGTAAATCTTCTTTGAGTCAGGTATAT